TCCATTATTATCTGTTCACTGTAGTCAGTTAAAGCCAGCGACTTGCGCTGGCGTCAGGGTTTATACCAGGCCGAGGTTTTTACGGCGCTGTTCAAGACGGTCAACACCGTTGACCTTCTCCACCATGTTGATGGTGTCGATTTCGATCAGCTCTTTGCCATTAAAGGTCAGCTTGTAATAGGTGTTTTTCGAGGTGATTTTGGTTTCGGTATCTTCACCCTGTTTGGCTTCGCCGAAATCAAACGACTGATGCTTACCGCGCACCTCAATCTCTACCGCGATTTCCTCGCCGGTATCGTCGCGCTGGTAAGAGCCGGTAAAGCGCAGGGGAATGTCAGACGCACCCCACTGCGTGAGTACCAGCTCATCAATACCGCCAATGCTCCACTCAACATCGAGCGCGTCATCTTCCAGACCGTTATCAATGAAGGCCGCGCCGCTCATGCCGCCCGCGCGGAACGGGTCAAGCTTGCGCGCCAGCTTCGGCAGGGTCACGGCGGTGACGACGCCCTGATAGCTGTTGGCGTTATTAAAAAGGTTCATGCCCTTCAGTTTGCGTGGCAGTGCCATTTATCCGGCTCCTCAGCTGTTCACGGATGCGGCGAAGTTCGCCAGATAGGTGTCGGTAATGCGCTGGCGCAGGGTTAAATCTTCCAGCGGCGGAACCGGCGTATAGTCGTAATCAATAAAGAGCTTGCCCGCCTTCAGGGTGTCTTTATCGTTGGCGCTTTCGTCATACCAGGCGGATGCACCCAGCAGGTAACCGGCGTTAACCAGCTCGCGGAATTTCGCATTGATGCCCGCGATAATCTCGCGCACCAGAACCGGCGTCAGCGGCTTATCAACCGCCCACATGTGCGCCTCAGCCATCGTGTCGGCCAGCACCTGCGCCGTGCGGGTGTAGTTCTCAAACTGAAACAGCGGGTCATCGCTGCAGGTACGGTTGCCCCAGAAGCGGAAACCGTCTTTACGGATCAGCGTCGTAACGTCGGCCTCATTGAGTAGGTCGGCGTCGGTACCGGTCTGCTGCAAATCCCAGAACACTGATGCGGAAATCCCGGTCACGCCGTTGACGCCGACGTTAGACAAGGTTTTATGCCAGCCTGTGTCGTTGTCGATTTTGGCGCGCAGGCCCAGCGCACGGGCAGTGGCATAGGCCGTGTCGGATTTACTGGTCGCGGTGTTCCACGCAAGGAAATCAGGCCAGATAACCATCAATTCACGCTGGCTGAAGTTCTGGCGATACAGGCGGGCTTCGGAAATGGTTTTGCATTCCCACGCTGAAACGTAGGCGAAGGCACGCAACTGCTGCGCAATGCTGGCAAGCGCGGTTGCCACTGCCAGCGAGTCCAGCCCCGGCACGCCGAGAATGCGCGGCTTAACATCGAGCTGTGTCTGCGCAGCGAGCAGCGCTTTCATGCCGGTATACTGGCCGTTTTCATCCGTGCCGCCGATGATATTGGACGTGGTTTCGGCTTCGTCGGCACCTTCAGCCACGCGCACGACGACGGTCACAGGTTTGGACTGGTCAGCAATGGCCTGCAGCGCAGCCGCAAGCGTGCCTTTTTTGCCAGCCTTACCGACAGCGCCCTGCACGTTGGTGATAAGTACCGGCGTATTAAGCGGAAAGGTTGCCGCATCCGCATCCTGCGCGGTGCAGACCATGCCCACGATTGCGGTTGATACGGTTGTAATGGTGCGCGTGCCGTCGTTGACTTCGACGACGCGAACACCATGATGATAATCAGACATCTGATGCACTCCGTTTTGAGGGTGTGCTCAGGGTGCCAAGTCAGGTTTAGCAATGCATCTGAAGAGGGTTTGCTGGTCAGTCAGCAGACAGAATTAATAATCTGGCGCTGCCTGTCGGCCGGTATGTACCGGTAACCGCAGTAATGAAAAAGCCCGCAATCGCGCGGGCTTAATTTTCAAGCAGGCTTTTGAGGCCAGTTAATATCTGACGGGGCCGAGGTATCGACGCGGTTCAGCTGCACCCGGTAAGTTTTCCACTCGCTCAGCAGCGTTTTTTCACTCTCCGTGGCAATATCCAGTTCGACCGCATCCTGCAAGGGCTGAATAACATAATCTGCGTCCGCTCTTAACCCGTTTTTTTTGTCTTCAGCCTGCACAATCAGCTCCTGCTCCGTTGGTGCGGGCGGATCGGAAAGTCTGGGTTTTCCGTTTGCCGTCGCGGTAATCACTTTCCCGTTTGCCTGCCCGTCGCACAGTTTTTGCCAGGCTTCATCGGTAATGCTGACCACATCGGCCGGCATGTTGCTTCCGTGGATTTCTGAGGAATAAAACCCGCCGGTCGCTGCACTGTAAAATTTCGCCATGATTGCCTCTTAATATCCAATTGCCAGCCACTGGCAGCCTGTTACGCCCTGTATGAATGTTGTGCCGCTCAGTGTCACCGCCCGGATCCCTACGCCCGTCAGGGTAGGATTAGCCGGGCCATGCACGGTAAAGTTAGTGGAACTCCACGAAGTGGTACTAGCGTCCCCAGCCCATGCCCTGAGAAAGGCTTTAGTAAACGCTACCGGGAAAGTGACCTGACCTGCTCCGTTAGACATGGATATAGAACCCCACTGAATAATCAGCCCACCGGGAACATCCGGGATGCGGATATAGTCATTAGCTGCAAATGCGCGCTTGCTAAACATACTCATAACGGCGTCAACGGTAGGAAGCTTATTTCCGCCTGCCACCATGTCGGATACCGCCGCTGCAACCCCGCGCTTTGCTGCTTCGCCTAAATCGAGGTTTTTGAGAACGTCAGCAACCAGCCCGGCGTCTTTGATTTCTGCCAGGGCGCTTGCGATCTGCAGGTACTGGCTGTGTGGGTTTTTAGCATCGGTATGACTTTTCATTACGCTGTCAGCGTAAGCCTTCACCTCGATCACCGCGTCATCAACATACTTGCGCGTTGCCAGCACAACTGATGGATCAATTTTCAGCGTCACGGCCGTTGTACTGTTCACTATCAAAATCATGCGCACGGTCTGCGTGCGGCCGCTACCTTCAGCCAGCTGGGGCTTATAGGTTTCCGGGCAGTTAGCAACGGCAATCAGCACGCCGTCGGCGTCATACAGACCAATCTCGCGGATCCAGAATCCGCCTTCGCTTTCCGGGATAATCTGCTCTGCAATAATCTGGCTGCTGTTTGCCGCGTCAACGGTCAGAGAATTAAGCTGCGCGCGGCGCTTCTCGCCAATGAGCTTAGTCTGCGCCGCGTCAGGCGTCGGCAGCGTGCCGCCACCGTCCCCGACTCCTAATGATGTGATATTCACTTTTGTGCCGAGCGCGGCGGCGTTCGCCAGCTTAGCCGCGCCCTGATTGGTCAGCAGGGCAAAATATTTTGTCGTCATGCGCTCACTTCCGTCAGGTCAATAAGATGCACCGCCACGCCGGAATAACCCGGCCCGCCGACGCTGATAAGTTCAGGGGTGTAGGGATAAACTGTCAGCTCATCCCCGCTGTAGCTGGCAACTGAAATCGGCA